ATCATAAGTCAATGGTTTCACCTCATAGCAATATTCATTAGTTACTCTATTTCTATACCCCATTTCCAAGAGTTGCATATTGACATATACATCTTCACAAACTTCATATTTTGTCCAATCTAATTTTTTAGTAGGAAGTAATTCACCATTGTAGAACATTACACCATGACAATTGGAATTTTCTACAGTAGGATATGGTGGCATAGCTAAAGAACTCATTCTCATTCCAGCCAAAGTAATTCCAGTATTGAACCACCCATCAATCATATTGAACAAGTCATCAAAATCTTGTTGAGTCATATCGTAATATTTCCACCATCCTTTACCTGCATCTTCTGGATGTTTTTTAACATAACTTTCTGGTTGTTCCATTTCACAAACTTCTTTGTGTCGTGATTGTCTGTCACGATTTGTCCAGATATTTCTAAATCTTATTTTGAATCCTAAATCATCATCTAGTACAGCATATCGTATAGTACCTGCAAGATATGCTATTGCCTCTCTAGTCTGAGCAATATTTGAAATTTCATCATTAAGAATTATAAGATTTTCATCGGGAATATCTTTATGTAAATCAAGTTCTTCTATCCTAATTACCAAATAAGTTTTTTTTTGATATTTCTTTGGAAGACTATGATATGTTTTCTGTTTTCCAACTCTGCCATACGTTGGAATAAAAATTTTCTCAATCACCGAAAAACCCTTCTAGAGTAGTTTTATTGGCATGTTTACCAATCGGTTTTTCACTCTTACCAAGTTGTCCCATTGTTGCAACTTTCTTATCACAGTACGAGACACAAGACAGTCGCGTACCACTTCCCTTAATTTGTGTCACACCATGTAAATCACCAGAATTTGTTATAAGAACAGAATTATCAGCTATATCCAAAGCAACACGATATCTAGGTAAAACAAAATATGCTCCTGAGTAATCTCCAACTCTGAATATTGCCATTGTTGTTTTTCCACCAAGATCACCAGAATCTATATGAAGAGACATCTGTTTAGAATGTTTTTCATTATATTTGTTTGGACTAAAAGTGGTGTATATTCCTGACCTAAAATCTTCTTTGATCATATCTTCACAAAATTTTCTTTGACGATTCCAAGCATCAGGTTGACCCTTTTTAAAAGACCTTGAACACCCCTCACCAACTGTTTTTAGAGCTTCCCATTTATCGGGATTGTCTTTAGCCCAAACTGAAAGTCCAATTTTTCCTGTAAATCTTCCTCTCTTATATCCAGCCATGATTGAATGAATTTCATTAGCTTCAGCAATATCATTCCAAGTACCATCTTTCTTTTTAAGATAGTAAGAATTTGGAGTCCTAAGTTTATAGTCAACCCCTTCAATCATTCCTTTAGCTTTCATGTCTTCATGATCAATAGGCCCAGAAGCATTAGCTCTCATAGTTGAGGTTTCATTTATACTAAAAAGAGTTTTCATCAAATAATCTTTGGTATCTGATTTGAAAACATTTGGAAGTATTGTTGCTATAGGTTCTGACTCAATTACGGAAGTGCTAGGACTGTAAATTTGTAATCCATTAATGTATGTTTCTGTACTAACAACTTGATCATAACAATCTTCTGTTACCCATTTACCTTCCCATTCTTCATTTGTTTTTTTATAGTCTAATTCTATTGGAACTGTTAAATTTTGCATAGTACTTTTTCATATATTGAGTTAGCATTATGCATCATGTGATATGGTGCCACCATTAAACCAATCCGTCTGTATTTACTATCTAACTTTTCAGTTTCATGAAATTTGTAGTCATCTGGAAGAGACATAATTCTCAAACATTCCTTAACTGTATATTGTCGATCTTCTTCTGGATGAATCAAGCCACACATTCCTGTAGTTTGTCCTGTTTCTGTTAAAGTGTTAGAAGGAACCATCCAACCAATCCTACGAGTCTGAAAATATTTGTTATCTGGAACATACCGACCTAGTTCTTCATAAGCAGAATCCCCATTTACCGGCCAAGGATTATTAATATCATCTTTCGGTAATAAATGCATCCACTCATATTTAGGCCTCTTTTTAATGTCTTCTCTTAGAAATTCAGCCTGTTCCTTGTTTTCTTCATTTTCTTGTAGATCAAGAATAGCATCTTTCAATGTTGGAGCTGGACGCCTAGGTTCTGGAAAAAGACCCTGAACTGTCATGAAATTTAATCCAAGCTGATATGCAATATCATCTCTTATACAAAAGAAAAATATTCTTTCTCTTTTTTGAGGAACACCATAATCAGCAGCACTCATAACTTTATGAGCAACTGTATATCCAATACTTTCAAATCCTCTAACAATTTCATTGAAATAGTCTTGTGCATGATTCATAGTAAGACCCTTGACATTTTCACAAACAATGACTTTGGGTTTTATCACAGTAGCCATTTCAATAAAATCAAATGTCAAATCTTCAATGTTGGATTGAACGTGGCCATAGACTTTTTTGGTTTGACCCCAACCAGCTCGTTTCTTCCCAGCCATACTGAATGGTGGACAGGGGGGCGAGCCATCAAAAATATCCAGTTCACCTTCTTTTATTCCAACTCTTTTCATCAAATCAAGAGTATCAATTGAACGAATATCCTCACAAATGGTTAAGGCATCTGGAAAATTTTGTTGATAAGTATCACAAGCAATTTGTTGAAACTCATTCATAGCAAGAAGGTGACCCCCAGCAAGCTTGTAACCTATTGAAGAACCGCCCCCTCCAGCAAATGTAGAAATATAAGTGAATCGTTTACGTTGTGCTGAAGTATGAACATCAGCTAATGTGTATGGTTTATACATAAGAATCTCCTTTCATTACTATTTAGCAAAATAGTAATTTGAACCTTTAAAAGTATCACTATTAGTATAACCCATATTCTGTAAAAAGTCAAAAGTTTTCTTCTTATTTTCTGGAAAGGTTTCAATAAAAATATCTGGAGAATGTTTTTTAAGTGTATTAACTGCACCCTCCAACATTTTCAATTCATGACCTTCCACATCTATTTTCATAAAATCTAGTTTTTCAAATTCATAATTATCTAAAATGTCCGTTTTTACCTCTACCTTTATTTTAGAATTTCTCTCTAAAGAAGATCTTCCAGAGTTGCTTTTCATAGTGCCCATGATAGCAGAACCCCTATGATTAGATAAAGCAACCTCATGTAAATAAACATTTCTCAACTCTTTACAATTTTCTTTATGACATTCTATGTGTTTAGGAAGTGGTTCAAAACATATAACTTGTGCATACTCTTCAGACAATCTCTGAGTCCATATACCAACATGAGCACCAACATCAACAGCAATTCTACCCGGCCAGGCATGAAGCCATTTTAATTTTACTTTATTCCATGTATATTGTTCATATCTAGCTGACCAACTTTTCCAATTATCTTCATCTGGAATCCAAATTTTATCATCATTCGTTAATTTCATTTGAATGAACATTCTACCATAATTTCAGTTAGACAGGCCACCATGTTAATTTCTTGGTCTGCCACGAATGCAGACTTATACTGGTAATCAGCAATGATTAATACAGCCTGGGGGACAGATTGTGGTTTAAGATGTTGATGAAAATTATCATATAATTTCCGAAACAACTTAGCAGTATCTTGATCCATATTCTGGTTCACCCACTTACGAACTTCAGAGAATTTTTTACCCCTCAAACCATTGACTAATTCAGAAAGATTGATCTCATTAAGATTTGTTAGGATACCAGTATCAATTTCACCAGAAACTGCATATCTTTGTAATTCATTTAATACTCTCCGAAAATCTGGAAAATATTTCATGATCAATTCGATCAAAACTTTACGATCAAATTTTACTTCTTCTTTCTCAAGAATACCTTCACATAGTTTGAGATAGTTCTCAGCAATCTTTGGTTTCTCATTATTAGGAATTATAAAATCAAAGACAGCACAACGTGAATGGATGGGATCAATAATCCTACTACGATAATTAGCAGTAAAAATAAAAGAGACATTATTTCCAAATCGTTCAATGAACCCCCTTAGTGCAGGTTGAACAGAATCGGCATTCATATAGTCAGCTTCATCCATGATGATGGCTTTACGTTTGCCAGTCATGGAAACTGAACTACAGAATTGAGTTAAAGTAGTTCTTACAGTATCTATGTTCCTACCCTCATCAGAACCATTGACCATCTAATAATCAAGACCAACTTCTTCACAAAGAGCTCTAGCAATAGTTGTTTTACCACTGCCGGGGCCTCCACATAGAATCAAATTGGGAACTTTACCTTGCTCTACATATTCAGAGAAAGGTTCTTGAAGATCACTAGGTAGGACACAATCAGACACTTTAGATGGCCGATACTTCTCCACCCAAAGAAAGTCTTCACGTTCATTCATCATGTAAATGTAGAATCAGATTCAGTAGCAATAAAATATTGAAGAGGTGTAGAATTGTGTACAAACTTTGAAATTCCTTTAGAAGTAATTTCAACATTATAATCGCCGGAGAATAGTTTAAGATTTTCAATCTTGAAAACCATATTAAAAGTATTACTTGTTTCACCAAGTTCAGTTTTAAATTCATCAGAAGAAGAATTATTCACATCAGTAGCAACGATACTCATCATACTATCCTTACCCTCAATACAAACATGAGGAAGTCCAAGAACTGATGCTGCTTTAATCA